ACAGGTTTAAAATTAAGTCCTACATATTCATATGCAAGAATTTATAAAAACGGTGATGTCCTAGCTCGTCACAAAGACAGATATTCATGTGAGATATCTACTACATTAAATCTAGGTGGTGAGTCATGGCCCATATACTTAGACCCAACAGGTAAAAACGGACAGGCAGGTATTAAAGTTGATCTTGAACCTGGCGATATGTTGATATATTCTGGTTGTGAACTAGAGCATTGGCGAGAAGAATTTAAAGGTAAAGATTGTGGTCAAGTGTTTCTACACTATAATAAATCATCATCTAAAAAAGCAAAAGAAAATCTATATGATGGAAGACCTTTTGCAGGATTACCTAACTGGTTCAAAGGTTACAAATTACCTAAGAAATCTAAGAAATAGTATCATATCTACTGTTCAAATATCTTATAAATATAAGAAAGATTTAATGTATAGGAATTTGACTAATGGCAACAATACAAAACATCACTATTGACCAGGATGCTGATTACACAGAAACTTTAACTATTAAAGATTCGACAGGTACAGTTGTAAACTTAACAGGACAGACGATAACAAGTAAGATAAGAAAGACTCACTTATCAACATCTTCTACCTCTTTAACTACTGCTATCATAGGTGCAACTGCAGGTACTTGCTCAATAACATTAACAGATACAGTTACCTCAGGACTTTCTGAAGGTAGATATGTATGGGATTTAACAACTACCGATGGTTCTGGTATAATCACTAGAAGAATCGAGGGAAGAGCAACAGTCACACCGAGCGTGACTAGATAGTTATGTCAACTAAAGATTATCTTGACAGTAAATGGCCTGATCTACATTCTCAACCGACTATCGAGAAACCGATTAGTGAAGTGAATGAGATTGATGAAGACATTGAGAAACAGATAAGACAACTACAAGAACAAAAATTTAATAAAGGTATTCAGAACGTATTACCTAAAGAAGTTGATCTACTCGGACATAGACTAGATAGTTTTCTATCAACTGTAAAAGTAGAGAAACAACAACTTGAAGAAAAAGTTAAGAAAGAAGAAATTAAGATAGGTGCTTTAGAGGATCTTTTCTCTACACTAAAACAAGAGAAGAAACCTGTTGAAGAAAAGAAAGAAGAACCTAAAGTTGAGATTAAGAAAGAACCTAAGAAGATTGAGGCAAATGCAATCAAGTCACAAGAGATTGAGGCAGCTTCAAGTGTTTTAGAATATCTACTACCTAAAGAAGTAGCAGAATATGACGAAGGTATAATAGCTAAAGTATCTAAGCAGATTTCAGAAATGAAAGTTGCCAATGAGTTAGAGAAAGATAAGATATCTAAACTTAGGTCTATTGATAGTTTAGAAAAACTTACAGAAGAATTTTTAAGATTTAAGAACGTTACTTCTGTTCAACTATCTACACTTGGTGGAGGTGGTTCAGTAAGACTACTTGATAATGATGATGTTGATATTTCATCTATTGGTAATGGTAAGATATTAGAATACAATTCGACTACTGAAAAAATGCAGTTTGTCGCAAGTGGCGATTCTGTTAATAACTTAGAAGTTTTAGGAACAATAATATTTGAAGGTGCAACTGCTGACGATTTCGAAACTACTGTTAGTGTTGTTGACCCAACAGCAGATAGAACAATAACTTTACCCAATGCTTCGGGTGCGATACCTGTTTTAGCCGCTGCAAGTAATACACAAATAACTGCTACACCAGAAGAATTAAATCATGTAGACGGAGTGACAGGTAATATACAAACAGCATTAGATTCTAAGGCAACTGAAGCATTTGCAATCGCACAAGCAGTCGCTCTAGGATAACTAAATAGTACTATAAGGAAAAATTATGGCAATACCAAATACAAAAGCTACATTAAAAGAATACTGTCTAAGATCATTAGGTAAACCTGTGATCGATATAAACGTTGATGACGAACAAGTAGATGATAGAATAGACGAGGCAGTACAATACTTTTGCCAATATCATAGTGATGGTGTTGAAAGAATGTATTTAAAATATCAAGTAACGGCTGCTGATGTTACTCGTATGACTACTGATTCTAGCGAAACAATTACAGAGAACGGTGTTACTACTACTTGGAAACAAGGAAGTAACTTTCTTATAGTTCCTGAAACAGTTATATCTGTTGTCAATGTATTTCCTTTATCAGATAGAGCAAATCTAAATATATTTGATGTTAAGTATCAATTAAGATTAAATGACCTGTATGATTTTTCATCTACAAGTATTGTTCACTATGAGATGACAATGAAACATTTAGATTTCTTAGATCATGTATTAGTTGGTGAAAAACCAATGAGATTCAATCATCTATCAAATAAATTATTTCTTGATATGGATTGGAAAAATGATATCACAGCAGGCGAGTTTTTAATCTTTGAAGTTTTTAGAAGATTAGATCCTGCAACAAGTACAGATATGTTTGATGATCTTTATTTAAAGAGATATACAACAGCATTAATTAAAAGACAATGGGGACAAAACCTGTCTAAATTTAACGGTACAGCAATGTTAGGTGGAGTTACACTTAACGGACCTGAATTATTTTCTACAGCAATAGCAGAACAACAAAAACTTGAAGAAGAAATAAGATTAAATTATGAAGAACCTGCACATATGCAACAAGGATAAAAACTAAATGCCAACTAACGTTTATTTCAGCACTGGCACAACGTCTGAGCAAAAACTATATGAAGATTTAATTATAGAACAGCTTAAGATATATGGTCAAGATGTTTATTACCTACCGAGAAAGATAGCAAATAAAGATACTATCTTCGGTGAGGACCCTGCTTCATCTTTTGATGACTCGTACATTATAGAAATGTATGTTGACAACACAGATGGTTACATGGGTGAACAAGAGATAATCAAGAAGTTTGGTTTAGAATTAAGAGATGATATTAAGTTTACTGTATCTAAATTGAGATGGGAAACTTTAGTATCTAACAATAGTGATTTACAGAATACAACTAGACCTAACGAAGGTGATTTAGTTTATTTCCCTACAACAAAAGCATTCTTTGAGATACAGTTTGTTGAACACGAACAACCTTTCTATCAACAAAGTGCTTTACCTGTTTACAAATTATCTTGTACTAAATGGGAATACAGTTCTGAAAGAGTTGATACAGGTATCGCAGAGATTGACGCTACTGAGGACGCTCTATCAACTGATACTATGGCATTCCAATTTAGTTTAGAAACTGGTACATCTGCTACAGGTGCTATTACACTAGAGAGTGATATAGGTGATATTAATTATCTTATCAATGAGAGCTTTACAATGGCAACACAACAACCTGTGGATCAAGGAAAAGCATTTGAAACGGCTGCAGGTACAAATACATCATCAACAGAAGATGATATATTAGATTTTAGCGAAAGAAACCCTTTCGGGGAGGTTGACGATTACTAATGAGAGATAGACATTTACAATTAACAGAACATCACAACAAAGCTTTAAAAGAAGAAAAAGAAAAATTACTTTTCAAAAATCTTCGAACAGAAGTAAATGCTGGTGCGAATGGTACACAAGACTATATAATTAAAAAAGGTCAGAACACTGGCAAGATAGCAGACAAAGGACAATAATGTTTGGACAACACTTCTACCATAAATCGATAAGAAATACTGTAATTGCTTTCGGTACGATATTTAATAACATTAATATCAGACGATTGGATTCTAGCGGGAATCCTTTGCAAAAAATTAGAGTACCTTTATCATATGCACCTAAAGAAAAATTTATTGCAAGACTAGATCAAAATGCAAACTTAACTGGATCGGATTCAAGTGTGGCGATTACTCTACCTCGTATGTCCTTTGATGTGAACAGTTATAGTTATGATCCTTCTCGTAAGTTAAATAAAAATCAAAAAGTAAGTGTGGCAAAAAATGCTACTGGAGATGAGAAAAAACTATATACTCAACACTCTCCTGTGCCTTATGATGTTGGCTTTGAGTTAAATGTATTTACTGCAACTTCGGATGATGGTTTACAAATCATAGAACAGATACTACCATACTTTCAACCAGACTATACAGTAACTATGATTATCGATAGGGATATTATGGATACAAAAAGAGATATTCCATTCATATTAGAAAGTGTTGATTATGAAGATAGTTATCAAGGTGCATTAACAGATAGAAGAAGAATTATCTACACACTAAAATTTACTGCAAAGATATATCTATATGGTCCAGTAGGATCAAGTGCTATTATTAGAAAAGTATCAGCTGATCTATACACTAACACACAAGCAAATAATCCATCTCGTAGTGAAAGAGTTACGGTTACACCTAATCCAACAAGTGCTGATAAAGATGATGTCTATACATACACAGATACGTTAGAGTTTTTTAATGACGGCTTAAATTATGATGAGGGTACCGGTAACGATAAATAATAACAGAAGGTTTTTAAAATGAGTAATATTGACGATAAGTTAAATGAAGTACTAAACATCGCCGAAGAAGTACTAGAATCAAAAGAAGAAAAGAATCCTTTAGAGATAGTAAAAGATAAACCTGTTCCTGTAGTCATACCAGAAGGTGATGATGTAGAAACAGATTTTGAAACTGGTAGAGGTGAACTTTATAGGTTACTAGAAAAAGGTAACGAGGCAATAGACGGTATACTATCACTTGCAAAAGAAGGTGAGCATCCTCGTGCATATGAAGTGGCAGGTCAGTTAATCAAAACTCAAAGTGAACTTGCACAGAATCTATTAGACTTACAAGATAAACTTAAAAAGATTAAAGATGTTAAGGGCGAAGGTCCTAAGAACGTCACTAATGCTTTATTTGTAGGATCAACAACTGAACTACAAAAAATGATAAAGAATAACAAAAATAAAAAATAATGGGAACTTTAGACCAATACTTAGGTAATCCAAATCTAAAAAAGGCACACACTAAATCACGATTTACTCCTAAACAAGTAGATGAAGTGATGAAGTGTCTTGGAGATCCTAAATATTTTATAGAAAACTATTTAAAAATTGTCACAATTGATAAAGGTCTTGTACCTTTTGAGATGTATGACTTTCAGCGGAACATGGTAGATACTTTTCACGACAATAGGTTTACAATATGTAAATTACCTAGACAGAGTGGTAAGTCAACTATCATTGTATCCTACCTCTTACATTACGTTTTGTTTAATGATAATGTAAACGTTGCAATACTGGCCAACAAATCTTCTACGGCGAGAGATTTACTAGGTCGATTGCAACTTGCTTACGAATACTTGCCTAAATGGATGCAACAAGGCGTTCTCAACTGGAATAAAGGATCACTCGAACTAGAAAACGGAAGTAGAATCGTTGCGGCTTCAACTTCATCAAGTGCTGTTCGAGGTAGTACCTTTAATATAATATTCTTAGATGAGTTTGCCTATGTACCCAATAACATCGCCGAAGAATTTTTTAGTTCTGTATATCCTACAATATCATCTGGTAAATCTTCAAAGGTTATGATTGTATCTACACCTCACGGAATGAATATGTTTTATAAGATGTGGATGGATGCTGTCAATAAGAAAAGTACTTTTGTTCCTGTCGAAGTACATTGGTCAGAAGTGCCTGGTCGTGATGAAGAATGGAAAGAACAAACAATAAAGAACACAAGTGAGTCACAGTTTCAGACCGAGTTTGAATGTGAATTCTTAGGTAGTGTTGATACACTTATCAATGCACAAAAATTAAAAACAATGGCAGTCATAGACCCAAAAAGAAGTCCAGGTGGATTAGATGTTTACGAACTGCCTATCAAAGATCATACATACGTCATCACAGTAGACGTAGCGAGGGGTGTACAGAACGATTACTCTGCTTTCATAGTTGTCGACTCAACAAAGGCGCCATATAAGATTGTCGCAAAGTATAGAAACAACGAAATTAAACCTATCGTGTTTCCTAACATATTAAAGAAAGTAGCAGAACATTATAACAAGGCATATGTTCTAATAGAGATTAATGATCTAGGTCAACAAGTGGCAGACGCAATGCAATTTGAACTTGAATACGATAACATGATGATGGTTACACAACGAGGTAGAGCAGGTCAAGTATTGGGTGGCGGTTTTAGTGGTAGAGGTAATCAATTAGGTGTGAGAATGACTAAAGGTACTAAAAAAATCGGAACTTCAAATATGAAAAGTCTGATAGAAGGTGACAAGTTAATTATTAATGACTTTGATATTATATCAGAGTTATCAACGTTTATATCAAAAGGTAAATCTTATGAGGCTGAAACAGGCGCTCATGACGATTTAGTAATGTGTATAGTTATCTTTTCTTGGTTAGCAAATCAAAGATACTTTAAAGAATTAACAAATGTAGATGTACGAGGTCAAATGTTTGCAGATCAAAAGAACGCAATTGAGGCAGACATGGCACCCTTTGGTTTCATAGATAATGGAATAGATGATCCTGAAGGAAAAGACGGTTATTTTGATGACGCAGGTGTATTGTGGCAACCTGTTACTTATCGTAAGGGCGAATAGTACAGATTTTGATACATATAAATATCTGTATAAAAGGGTTATAACTAATAAAGATTAAACTTAATATTAAGGAGAACTAATATGGCTTTTCAAGTATCACCAGGTGTTCTGGTTACTGAGAAAGATTTAACGAATATCGTACCAGCTGTTTCTACATCTTCTGGCGGAATCGTTATTACAGCAGAAAAAGGACCGATTGATGAGATCACTACTATTTCATCTGAGCAAGAGTTAGCTGATAATTTTGGGAAACCAAATGCGTCTAACTTTGAACAATGGTTCTGTGCTGCTAACTTTTTAGGTTACGGAAACAATCTGAAGGTAGTAAGACCAATAACTGGAGTGGTGAATGCCATTTCAACTGGTACTGCTCTCTTAATTAAAAATACTACTGACTACTTAGATAATTATTTAACTGCTACAGGCGCTGGAACTGTTACAAGTATAGGACCATACGCTGCAAGAGAAGCTGGAACATTAGGAAATAACCTAAAGATTTCTAAGTGTACTAACTCAACTGCTTTTGGACCACACTCAATGAGTGGTAATCTAGTTGCTGACGCTGCTGCTGCTATCGGAGATACATCAATAAGTGTTGATGATGGATCTGAAATGCAAATAGGCGATCTTTTAGAATTTGGAGATGCTTCTGGTTTCACAGATACACCTTCAGGATTCTATTACAAAATAACTGCAATATCATCAAACTTACTTACAATCGCAAGATACAATCCTGCTTTAAATAATACTGAACTTGGTGGATTAAGACACGCTGTTGTTGATAACGCTGTAATGAGAAGACATTGGGAATTTTATTTCAACTTTGCAAACGCTCCAACAACAACAGATGATGTTCTTGCTGCTGGCGGTTCATTAGATGAAATGCATATTGCCGTTGTTGACGAAGATGGTGGAATCACAGGAACTGCTAATACTGTACTAGAAACTTTTGAAGGTGTTTCACAAGCGACAGACGCTAAAACTCCTCAAGGTTCAAGTAACTATTATCCAAATGTAATCTATGCTCAATCTAAATTTATTTATTGGATAGATCATATCGCAACTTTATCAGACGGCCTTCCTAAAAAAGGTCAAGTTTTTGATAATACAGTTGGGGATGCATTTATAGTATCTTCTACTTCACTTGCAAGTGGTACAGATGACTTTGCTGCTACTAACGGTGAGATTGCAGCTGCATACGAAAAATTTAATGATACAGAAGCTGTAGATTTAAGTTTACTAATATGTGGACCATCTCAAACCGATGCTGACGCTACTGGAGATACAAAGGCAACTGCTGTTATGGATATCGCAACAGCAAGAAAAGACTGTGTTGCTTTCATATCACCTGCTAGATCAGACGTAGTAGATGTTTCAAATGCGATTGTACAAGCTGCCAATGTTAAAGCATTTGCTGAAGCTTTGCCTTCAACAAGTTATGCTGTGATTGATAGTGGATACAAATATATGTACGACAGATACAATGACGTTTTTAGATTCGTTCCTTTGAACGGAGATATTGCTGGTCTTTGTGCTAGAACTGACAACGTTGCAGACGCATGGTTTTCACCAGGCGGATTCAACAGAGGTCAAATTAGAGGCGCAGTTAAGTTAGCTTTCAATCCAAATCAAACTCAAAGAGATGAGTTATACAAAGCAAGAGTAAATCCTGTGACTACTTTCCCAGGACAAGGAACTGTTTTGTTTGGAGATAAAACTGCTCAATCTAAACCTAGTGCTTTTGACAGAGTAAACGTTAGAAGACTGTTTATTGTATTAGAAAAAGCGATTGCTACGGCGGCTAAATTTCAACTATTTGAGTTCAATGATGAATTCACTAGAGCACAATTTAGAAACCTAGTAGAACCTTTCCTAAGAGATGTACAAGGTCGTAGAGGGATCACAGACTTTTCAGTAGTTTGTGACGATACAAATAATACTGGAGATGTTATCGATAGAAATGAATTCAGAGCTGATATCTATATCAAACCTGCACGTTCTATTAATTTCATTCAACTTAACTTTATTGCTACAAGAACAGGTGTATCCTTTTCTGAAGTAGCAGGATCTTAATAGAGAGGAGATAAAATACAATGCCAAATATAAATGACTTCAAATCTCGTTTAAGAGGTGGTGGGGCAAGAGCCAATCAGTTTAAGGTAACTTTACCTTTTCCTGGTTACGCTGCTGTAGGTGGTGAAACATCTGATCTTGCTTTTCTATGTACTGCAACTGCGATACCTGGACAAACGATAGGTACTGTACCTGTTGATTTCAGAGGAAGAAAACTGCAACTTGCTGGAGATAGAACTTTCGAACCGTGGACAATTACTGTATTAAATGATACAGACTTTAAATTGTACAGAGCGTTTGAAAGATGGATGAATGGTATAAACAATATGACTGACAACGAAGGTATCACAAATCCTGCTGATTACCAAGTTGATGGTTTCATTGACCATTTAGACAGAAACGGATCAACTCTAAAGTCTTATACTTACAGAGGATTGTTTCCAACTGCTCTCGCTAGTATTGCTTTAGATTACAGTACGAATGACGCAATCGAGAAATTTGATGTGACATTCCAAATCCAATACTTCGAAACGGATACGACTACATAATATACTAACTAAGTTAAATCGAAAAGGAAAATTATAATATGGTTAAACTACTTGGATTCGAAATAACAAGAAAAGATAATGATCTGGAGAAGCCGGCGACCGCCAAACAGGCGTTCACTATACCTTCTCCAGATGACGGTACAACTACTATATCTGCTGGCGGTTACTTTGGTCAATACTTGGATATGGAAGTTACTGCCAAGAACGACTTTGATTTAATCAAAAGATATCGTGAAGTAAGTCAACACCCTGAGTGTGATACTGCGATTGAAGATATAATCAATGAGGTTATCGTAGCTAATGAAAGAGATTCAGCTGTTTCTTTATCGTTAGATAAACTTGCTATATCGGAAAATATAAAAACAAAAATTAGAGCAGAGTTTGATGAAGTTCTACGACTGTTAAACTTTGACGAAAAAGGTTTCGACATCTTTAAAAGATGGTACATTGATGGAAGAGTTTACTTTCACAAGGTGATCGATCCTACTAGTCCTAGAAAAGGGATTACAGAAGTTAGATATATCGATCCTAGAAAGATTAAGAAGGTTCGAGAAATAACTAAGAAAAGAGATTCTAAAGGTAAGGGAATTGAAGTTGTAGAACAAACGGCAGAATGGTTTGTTTACAATGAAAAAGGTATGTCTTCAGCAAACTCAAATGCTGGTATAAAGATATCAACTGATTCAATTACTTATGTCACGTCTGGTGTTGTAGATCAAACTAGAAATATGGTTATGGGTCACTTGCACAAAGCAATCAAACCTGTTAATCAATTAAGAATGATCGAGGACGCTGTTGTCATTTACAGAATAGTAAGGGCACCTGAAAGACGAGTATTCTATGTTGACGTAGGAAATTTACCTAAAGTTAAAGCCGAAGCATATCTAAGAGATGTAATGGCAAGATATAGAAACAAACTTGTTTATGATGCTTCAACTGGTGAAGTAAGAGATGACAGAAAACATATGTCAATGCTTGAAGACTTTTGGTTACCTCGTAGAGAAGGTGCAAAAGGAACTGAAGTAACTACACTACCTGGTGGACAAAATCTAGGTGAGATGACAGATGTTATGTACTTTCAAAAGAAACTTTACAAGGCATTGAATGTACCAATTTCAAGAATGGAATCAGAAGCAGGTTTCAATCTTGGTAAGGCTGCTGAGATAACTAGAGATGAATTGAAGTTTACTAAATTCATTCAGAGATTAAGAAAAAGATTTACACAAGTCTTTAGTGACGTGTTAAAATCACAATTAGTCTTGAAAGGTGTTATCACAATTGAAGATTGGCAGAGAATTCATAGTCATATTCAATATGATTTCTTAAAAGATGGATACTTTGCTGAGTTAAAAGAGGCAGAGATTATGAGGGAAAGATTAAGTCTTGCTCAAGAAGTAAGTCCTTATATTGGTAAATACTACTCAGTAGACTTTATAAGAAAAAAAGTATTAAGACAAAGTGATGAGGATATTATTGATATTGATAATCAAATTGCTGCTGAAATAAAACAAGGTGTTATTGCTTCTCCAGAAGGACAAGATATGGAAGACAATGATAATGCCGATATAAATATAGGAGATGAATAATTATGCCAAATGATAATGTAAAAGATATGGTCAATTCACTTGCAGGCGGAGATAACATCAAGGCTCAAGACGCATTTAAGAATGCTTTGTCTGACAAAATAGGACAAGCACTTGATGATAAAAGACAAACAGTTGCTACGGACTGGTTAAATAGTGCTCAAGAACAAGAAGCAATAGAAGACGCTGCAGGATTAGATAATGTTAGTGGTGTAGTTACACCGGGACAAGAAGAACCTGCTGCTGAAGTAGAAATAGATCAAGGTGGAGAAGATGAACCAACTATCGTTCCAGAAGTTTAAAAAAACTCTTACAGAGTTGAAGGAAGATAGTCCTAAGGAAACTGCGGAGTATAAGAAATTATCTCCTGCGGCGAAACAGGCGGTGAAAGATGTATTTACTTTGTTAGGTAATACCAAGGGGGAAATCATTACTAAGGTTGACGGTATTATCAAACAAGTAGCAAAAAAAAGAAACGTTAAAGTGTCTGATATAGAAGATTACTTTGACAACGAAATATTAAATTAAAAGGAATAAAAAATGGCAATTGCAACAAGAACACTCAAAGATACAGTAGTAGAAACTGGTGGCGGTGCGTCAGGTGGTAAGGTTACTGTTCTAGTAAACATGAGCGATAACACTACTGCTAACTCAAACATACTAGACGCAAGTGGTTTATCAGGACACGCTAACGGTGCTAAATTAGATATCACTAGAATTTGGTGGAGTTTAGTTCAAGGTACTGCTGACGATAATACAGGTCATGTACAGATACAATTTAAAGGTGCTTCATCTGATACTATCGCAATTCAACTTGCTGGTACAGGACACTATGATGGTACTGCTGGTAAGATTACGAATAACGCTACTAATACTACTGCAACTTCAGGAGATTTAGAGTTAACCGCTCTTGGTACTTCTGGTTCTGTATTGATTGAATTAAGAAAAGACACAGCATTTACTGCTTAATTTTTATGACAATTAAGAATACATTGGTTGTAGATAACACTTCTAAATACATTGTTCAATCAAAAGGTATTGGAAGTGAAATCGATCAAGTATTAGTTGACGCTGAGAAACTTGCAAGTGGTAACGATAAATCATTAGTAAGTTTAATAGAATGTTATTATTTAATAGAAGGTACTGGTACATTAACATTAAGTGCCTCTAGTGAAGAAAACGATTTGACTTTGACTGGTAAAGGTAAGTATGGTTTACGACCCGATCAATTAAAGTTTGGTAACGATAAACAAATATTATTAACAACTGATTCAAACGTAGAGAGTTATTTGTTAGTGAGTGAATTTAGGAGAAATAACTAATGGCTGACGTAGTAACAAGTCAAACGATTGTAGATACAACCGGCACTAAGACCGTGATGAAGTTTACAAATATCTGTGATGGATCAGGTGAAACTCTTGTGACTAAAATGGATGCAAGTGCTTTGACTTTCATGACCGAAGATGCTAATAGAACGATTGCAAAAATATATTGGGCAATCAATACTACGAATGGTAAATCTGGTGTAGAATTATTGTGGGCAGGTAGTGGTACAAGTTCTGCTAATGCAACAATAGGTTTCTTTTCTGGTCGTGGTTTTCACGATTACAATGTAGCAGGAAATAGTATACCGAATAATGCAACATTAACAAATAACACAAGTCCTGCTGGTGATATTTTAATTTCAACTAAAGGATTTGTTGCAGGAGATAACTACACTATCATTCTTGAAGTGAGATAATATGAACAAAGATAACGCAAGACAGATATTAGAAAGAATTGTAGGTACTAAAAGTAAAAGTCAATTAGCAGATAAATTTAGATTGGCATTTGCAGAAAAGTATAAAATTAAACAAGAAGAAGTTAAACAAGGAATTGTAGATAAAGTTTACAATAAAAACAAGGTGGAGAGAACATGAAACTAATAACAGAAACAATCGAAGATATCGAAGTATTGACAGAAGCAACCTCTAATGGTGGCAAGTCATATAAGATAAGAGGTGTCTTTATGCAGGCAGATATTAAGAACCGTAATGGTCGTATCTATCCAGTACAGACTCTTGCCAAAGAAGTTGCTAGATACAACGAACAATTTATAAACAAGAAACGTGCTTTTGGTGAACTTGGACATCCTGACGGACCCACAGTTAACCTAGAAAGAGTTTCACACATGATTACTAGTCTAAAATCTGAAGGTAAAAACTTCATAGGTGAGGCTAAGATAATGGATACACCCTACGGTAAAATCGTTAAGAATTTAATTGACGAAGGTGCTCAACTAGGTGTGTCATCAAGAGGTATGGGATCAATACAAGGCAGTACTGTCGGTAAAGATTTCTATCTTGCAACTGCGGCTGATATAGTTGCAGACCCAAGTGCTCCAGACGCTTTCGTAGAAGGTATTATGGAAGGTAAAGAGTGGATATGGGACAACGGTGTACTGAAAAGTAAGTCTGTTGAAGAATACAAAGAACAAATAGAGAGAACAAGACGTGCCGATTTGGCAGAAACAAAAGCCTCTATTTTTAACGATTTTTTATCTAAACTTAAATAACCTACGCAGCGTAATATAAAGCGTAGAGTTTAAGATGGTAAATCATATAAATAATAATAACTAAAATTTAAATTTAAATTTTTACTAATAATCAAGGAGAGACCGAATGTCAGACTTAAAAAAAGACGTAGAGAATTTAGAAGAAGTGAATGCTGTTACAGCAAACGCTGCTCCTGCTGAACCTACTCATCTTAAAAATGACGCAGTAGATATGGGTGCTCCAGTTGTAAAACCAACTGACAAGGGTGCTGACGCTGCTTCTAAGGCGAAACAAAATACTTCGGATCCAGCTAAGAAAAGTGCTAACGATGGTTCATTAGCTAATGACCAAAAAGGTGCTTCTATGAAAGAAGAAGAAACAGAAGTTGAAGGTGAAGAAATTGCTGAAACTACTGAAACTGAATTAGACATAGACTTATCTGCTGACGTTAAAGCATTAGTTTCAAGTGACGCTGATTTATCTGAAGAATTCAAAGATAAAGCGGCTATGATTTTTGAAACTGCTGTTAAGACAAGAATCCAAGAACAGACTAAAATCCTTGAGGCAAGATATGAAGAAAAACTTTCAGTAGAAACTGAAACAGTAAAAGAAGCTATGGTCGAAAAAGTTGACTCATACCTAAACTATGTTGTTGAAGAATGGATGAAAGAAAATGAATTAGCAGTTGAAAGAGGAATAAGAACTGAGATTGCTGAAGACTTCATTACTGGTCTTAAAGACTTATTCAAAGAACATTATATTGATGTTCCTGAAGAAAAATACAACGTACTAGATGACTTAACTACTCAGAACAAAAAACTTGAAGAAAAGTTAAACAACGAAATTTCTAAAAACGTTGATCTAACTAAATCAGTTTCTGAATCTGCAAAATCTAAATCTATTGGTGAAGTATCAGAAGATTTAGCTGACACAGAAAAAGAAAAATTCGAGAAAATGGCTGAGAATGTTGAGTACGATAGTGCTGACAAGTTTAGAGAGAAGTTAGAAACTATTAAAGAATCTTACTTTCCTAAATCTAAGATTGATGAAGCGACATCTAAAGATGAAGTTGACTCAGTTGCGGCTAATGCTCCTAGTGATTTCTCTAGTGGCAAATCCGATGCTATGGCTGCATATACAGCTGCAATAACTAAAAACATTAAGTCTGTAAAGATTTAATTTAATTAAAATAAATAGGAGAGATAAAAATGTATCTTACTGAAAACTTACAAGACAAATGGCAGCCAGTATTGGAACATCCTGATTTACCAAAAATCGGTGATGCTTACAAGAGAGCTGTAACAACTGTCATTCTTGAAAACCAAGAAAAAGCAACTAGAGAAGACGCTAGTTTTATGGCAGAAGCTGCACCGGTTAACGCAACTGGTTCAAACGTAAACAACTGGGATCCGGTTTTAATTTCACTAGTTAGAAGAGCAATGCCTAATCTTATTGCTTATGACGTATGTGGAGTACAACCGATGACTGGACCAACTGGTCTTATCTTCGCTATGAAGTCAAGATTTGCTACACAAGGTGGTGCAGAGGCTTTATTTAATGAAGCTGATTCTGACTTTTCTTCAAGAGATGCTGCGTCTGACACAGGTTCTACATCTGTACAGGCTGGTACTAACCCTGCTGAACTTAACGATTCACCCGCTGGTACTTACACAACTGGTGACGGTATGACTACTGCACAAGCAGAAACGCTTGGCGATGGTACTGATGAGTTTGCTGAAATGGCTTTCTCAATCGATAAAGTTACGGTTACTGCTAAATCAAGAGCTCTTAAAGCTGAATACACTATGGAACTTGCACAAGACTTAAAAGCAATCCACGGTTTAGACGCTGAAACAGAACTTGCTAACATCCTATCTTCTGAAATCCTTGCGGAAATCAACAGAGAAGTTGTTAGAACAATCTACACTACTGCAAAAGCTGGTGCTCAAGTTAATACTACTACTGCTGGTATATTTGACTTAGACACAGATTCAAATGGTAGATGGTCAGTTGAGAAATTCAAAGGACTATTATTCCAACTTGAAAGAGATGCTAATGCAATTGGTCAACTAACAAGAAGAGGAAAAGGTAATATAATTATCTGTTCAGCTGATGTTGCTTCGGCACTTCAAATGAGTGGTGTATTAGATTACGCTCCTGCTCTTAATACTAACTTAAACGTTGATGACACAGGAAATACTTTCGCTGGTGTATTAAATGGTAAATTTAAAGTTTACATTGATCCATATAGTGCAAACATTTCTGCTAAACAATTCTACGTTGTAGGTTACAAAGGTACTTCACCATACGACTCTGGGATTTTCTATTGTCCTTACGTGCCATTACAAATGGTAAGAGCAGTTGGTCAAGATAGTTTCCAACCAAAAATCGGTTTCAAAACTAGATATGGTATGGTTGCTAATCCTTTCGCAACTACTGACGGAGACGGCGCAATTGACTTAACGTCACCTGCTGCTGGAGATCAAAACGTTTATTACAGACGTGTTAAAGTTTCTAACATTATGTAGTATTGGTTGATACCGATTATGAAAAAGGGGGCTTCGGCCCCCTTTTTTTGGTCTAAAAAACCGTTATAAATAGTAGTATGACAACATCAAATGTAATCGACAGAACAACTACTAAATTTGACTATGCAAGTCCGATTCAGTTTAGGTTCAAAATGACTAAACT